GGCGTTGGTTTTGCAGAATTAACTGCAAATACATCAGGCGCAAACAACGTAGCAATTGGCATGCAAGCCCTGCAAGCCAACACCACAGCCTCAAACAATGCCGCTGTTGGATACCAAGCTGGTTATAGTAATACTACAGGCACTAGACTAACTATTTTAGGTACACAAGCTGGTTATTTAACAACTGGCGATGACAATACTTTATTAGGTTTTAACGCTGGATATACAGTAACTTCAGGCACAGCCAATACCTATGTTGGTAGGAGTGCTGGTTCAACTAATGCTGTTGCTACAGGGTCTAATAATGTGGCTTTAGGTTATCAATCTTTAACCAATAACACCACCGCTTCAAACAACATCGCAGTAGGTTATCAAGCTGCTTATGCAAATACCACAGGTCAAATTGACGCAATAGGTTTTCAAGCTGGTTATAATAATACAACTGGCGCATCAAATGTAGCAATTGGGCAAAATTCTTTATTTACCAATGTTACAGGCGTAGGAAATACTAGTTTAGGATATCAATCAGGTTATTACTCAACAGGTGCAAATAATACATTTTTAGGTTTATTGTCTGGGTATTTAATAACTACAGGTTCTAAAAACACTATTGTTGGTTCTTATTCAGGCAATCAAGGCGGTCTAGACATCCGTACATTATCAAATTATTTGGTACTTTCAGATGGCGATGGCAATCCTCGTATTTATCACAACGGCACAACTGTAGTAATTCCAAGTTTACCCACTTCCGCTTCTGGACTACCTACTGGTGGTTTATGGAAAGATGCTAGTGGATTTTTAAAAGTAGCTTAATAGGAAAATAAAATGCAATATACAACCACAATCAATGCAATGTACACAGTAAACACGCCTGACCCTGATTATGTAGTCAATGTGCTATTTACAGTAGAAGGTACAGATGGCACAAATACAGCGTCTATTGATGGCAACTGTCAATTTACATCTAATCAAAGCTCTGTATTCATTCCGTATACTGACTTGACAGAAGAAATCGTATTAGGTTGGATTAACGATGCTACTGACAATCAAGCTAATTATTACGCCAATATTGATGGTCAAATTGCTTCAATAGTAAACCCACCTGTTTCGCCACAAAATACTCCTTTACCTTGGGCTTAATATGAACTTTACCTTCACATGGATTTTAGACAAGTTTGGCTTTCAACCTAAAGCAGCTTTTGACTTTCCTATAAAGGAAGAAGTTAAAAAACCTGTTGCCAAAAAAGTAGCCAAAAAAGCGACTACTCGCAAAACAACTAAAAAGTGAGTAAGTTATGTCTTTTGAAATTGACCCTGTACGCTATGGACAACTTTGGGAAAAGGTTGACCAACAAACCGCCAAAATAGACAAGCTAGAAGCTGGCATGGAAGAATTGCTTGCTTTAGCTAACAAAGGCAGAGGTGGCTTTTGGGCTGGCATGATGTTTGTTTCAGCATTTTCTACATTAGTAGGTTGGGTCATTCATTGGATTACTAACAAATGATATTAGAAACCATTATTGGTGCATTAGTCCCTGTAGGAATTGATGGCATTAAAAGTCTTATTGGTATGTTTACTGGTGGAGTAAAGCCTTTAAATGTCGATGACCAAATTAAGCTAGACCAAAACGACATAGCAAAGCTAGAAGCCATTGCAAAGCTAGACAATCCTTATGGGCAACCTAGCCAATGGGTAGTCGATTTAAGGGCTTCTAGTCGTTATTTAGGGGCATTGTTTGTCATTGTAGTAGGCATAAGCACTCTGTTTTTGCCAGTAGCCCCCGAAATTCAAAGAATAGGTATTGAAGCTGCCAACATAGCTTTTGGTTTTCTATTTGGTACTCGCATAATGGCTAATCTTAAAAAATGAGTTTTAAAGAATGTTTAGACTTAGTGTTAAAGTCAGAAGGTGGTTGGACTGGCCCACAAGGACTTAAAGGTGACCCTGGCGGTGAAACAAACCTAGGCGTTACCAAGCGTGTTTGGGAAGAGTATGTAGGACACCCTGTAGAAAGCCTTAAAAAGCTCACTAAAGAAGAAGTAGCACCTTTATACGAATTAAAATACTGGAGGCCTTGTTATGGAGAAGTATTACCTCGGGGACTCAACTTTATTGTATTTTCCATGGGAGTTAACGCAGGGCCAGGCAGAAGCATTAAATTGCTTCAGTCATCTATTGGATGCGTACCTGACGGAATTATCGGCCCAAGAACAAGAGAAATTATTTCCGCCAGTAATATTGCAACTCTTATCGCAAAATTCTCAGAAGCTAGGCGGCACTACTACGAGTCATTAAAGACTTTCCCCATATTTGGAAAAGGATGGCTTGCAAGGGTAGACAGAGAAGAATTAGAAGCCTTAAAAATGGCTGCAACCCCACACAATAATACCTAACGCTGTAATTACCCAAAAAATCACCCACAAATGGCTGTATTCGCTTTGGTGAGGTCTTTGTATAGCTGTATAGTAGTCAGGTTCTTTAAACGCTTCTTGAATCGTTTTATAAGTTTTGCCCATCATTCCAAATGACCTTGTACTCATTTCTTTTCCCTTTTTTGTTCAATATGTTGGCGCAATATAGAAATAACGCCTTCTTCTACTAATACTTCAAGCGCTTCTTTGTCAAAATGCACCATTGCGTCTGCTGACCCATCATCGTTTTCTTTAACAACTTCAATCACTAATTTCATACAAATCCTCCCAAGGCTTAGACACTAAAACATACCCAAATATGTAATGAAATGGATTGTATTTTTGTATTTCTTTGCGCTTTTCTTCTATTGACAAGTGCACTATGTCAAAAATAATAGTGTTGTTGTTTTTAAACATTACACAGAAACTCCATCTTTAGTGATAGCTACTTGCATAGGGTCAGAACTATGTACTGCTAACAGATTAGCACCTAAAGCATAAGTTTTGTAGCCGTGACTTATTAAAGAGCCTTCCAAACTTTCACACTTTGCCACTTCTATAAACAGTACAGGGTGGAATTTGTCTATAACTTCCCATGCGCCAGCTAAGACTTCAGCTTCCATTCTTTCTACATCAATCTTAATAAGGTCGCAACGATGTAACCCAATAGAATCAATGGTTATCATGTTTATTTGTTTTGTATTGACTATTTCTTGGCCTATGTCCTCTTTTTCTGGGTGGTCTTTTAATTCTAAAGACCCATAAGAAGAAGGCTTAAAGTAATTAGGCTCAGGAATTGTTAGGCTGCCAGACTCACTTCCTACTGCGTAATTCCTAGCGGTAACATTAAAACAGTTATTAATGGCAATATTTCCGCACAAAGCGTAATAAATCTTTTCTTGGGCTTCTATGCTAATAACATGACCCCATGTAGACATCATTCTGCCCCATTGGACTGTATGTACCCCAATGTTTGCACCGCAGTCTACGGCTATAACCCCATCACCAAAGTGTTCACGCCTTTTGTTAAGAATGACTTTTAAAAAGTCTACTTCAACCTGGTCATAGCTACCTGTATTTAAAAGAGAAAAACCTACCCCAAACCCTTTACCATCCTCAACCATCTTATAGTCGTTTTTATTAAGAATAAGCGTACCTTGGTTAGTTGATGTAACTACAAATGCTATTGGGTTCATTTCTCTTGTGCCTTTCTTAGTATTGCTCTAGCAAATTCTTTATAGCCACCTTTAAAACTTAACCAAATTTCTTCTATTTCTTTGTCTGTTAGGTTTAGCATACCCAAAGCATCTGCATAGCCTTTTTCATACCCTTCATTCCATTCAGTTTTCATTCTTTATCCTTTAATGCTTTGAGATAATTTTTAAGGGCTTTGTCATCTTCTTTAAAGATTTTGTTAAACATACCCCTAGTTGGATGGCGTACTGTATACGGCTCAAATCTGCCGTGAAGGACATAATAAGAAAACGCCCTACAAGCCCATTCATTTTCTTTACAAGACTCTGCTTGGTCGCATTTGTCGCATGGGGCTTCACCCTCAAAGACCCTTCTTACATAAGTGTCCATTAAGCCGCCTGAAGTTCATCGTCAAACTTTTTCCACAAGTCTAATTCTTTAACCATTTCGGTAATGTCGTTATCACCAATGTAAGCGTAGGTTATTTCATTGTTATAACCACGCAATTCAACTTCAGTATTGCCAAAAACTACTGAATTAATGTAATGTCCGTCTTTCATAATTTCCCCTTTAAAAACTCTAATTTATTGAAAATTCATGCACTTTTATATTAGGACAAACCCTATGTTGTGGTAAATAAGAGACATATACAAAATGTAGGATATTTTATACATTTACCAACAATATGTATAAAAAGGGCTGTATTTGGCAGTTGCTAGCCGTTAGGTGGAAAGCCGCAAAAACCCTAACTTACTGCATCCTACATTGGCGGCTTAACGCCCTTATAAATGTCACATTTTTGCATGACTTTTTCTTTAAATTTCATGCATTTACAAGCGTTTTAAAATAAGGTGAGGTGGCAGGACATCCGTGATTGTATGGTTGTGCAAAGGGGAAAGCACACCCGCCACCTCGAAGTTTAGTTTAACCCAGTTTTAAGTTTGTAAATTTTCAGTAGGGCCAAGAACATTTCGTAAGCATCACGCAAATCTTGTTCCTTATGTTCGTATATACAAACCTCATTTGTAGTGCCGTTTATATAGACATTGGCACACCTAGCAGTAGGCGCTAGAACCTCTCTGTAGGCTGCAAGCTGTAGTGTATGCTCTAGGTAGGGTGTTAAATCACCAGGGGATTTTTCCGTAGTCTTAAAGTCAATGACTACCCCACCAAAGTCATGGCGTGGCTTGCAATAAAGGTCGCATTTACCGCCATAGCCTTCTTGGTTGACTAGACTCTGTTCAGGAATCCATAGCTGTGCCCCAAAATGAGCCGTTATAGCGTCATCTACCTTGCGGACATACGCTGGCATCTCTGGCATATATTCTTGGTTGTAAAAGGCTTCTATGAAGTCATGTATAAGAGTTCCCCTAGTCATGGCTTCTTGGGATTTTTTCTTTGCCAACTCTAGTATTCGTGCTACATAGTCTTTTTCTTCTTCTTGCAGACCCCTTGGGTTTTCCGCAGCAGCTTTAATAGCTTCTGTTTGCAACCAAGTATTTAGGCCATCTTTAGATAGCTGACCATTAATGGTAGATACCGATGGTACTAAAGTGCCTGGATTGGCTTTGGCATCACGCAAAGTAACATTGCGTTCTTTGCCGTTTTTGCCCATCGTTGTATAGCGTGGTGCGCCTGTAGTGGCACAGTACCAATGTTGACTCATGTTTTCCCCTTTTGTGTGTAATTAATTACACAATTTTTAAAAATGGTGGCAATTTTTCGCCAGTTTTTTCTTCTGTGCGCCAATCATACAATTTATCGCAATGTTTAACTAATTTGCTTTCTGAAGCGCCATTTTGCAAATCTTGTACAGCTTGGTCATAACCTTGATGATAACCACGCCTGTAATGTTGTTCTTTATTAATTATTTCTTTTGGGTTTACATTTTCATTGCCCGTAACCCATTTAATCATGTAATCTTGTTCAATCATAAAACCCCCAATTAATTAAGTAAATCTAAAATTGCTTCCCTGTCTGTGGCAGAAATACAACAATCCGCACAAGTCCTAATGACATCTTGGAGTACAGCAGCTAAGTCATTGACCTCAAATGCTATTAACTGTCTTTCTTCATCAACTCCGAAGGGTTCTGTAGAAATTCTGGCTTTATCGCCAATAACATCTTTGATGTGACTTAGCATATCCATCTCCTAAAAAGGTAAATCCGAGTCTACAATTTCGTCTGACCCTTTGGGTGTAAAGCCTTTTGGCTGTTTTTCTTTGCCAATAGATACGCTAAAGAATTTACCTTTAGTGCCTTCTTTAACCCACGCAGATAAATAACATTCACGCCCATTGACCATAATAGAGCCTGTATAGTCTGGGTGAGTTTCTGTCGTTTTGCGGTCATTTTTAAAAAGGCTTCCACTTCCTTCTTTTGGTACATAGGCCATTAGATTTCCTTTGCTTTTACTACTGGTTTAGGTGACGAAGCGGCATTACCGTCATCGTCTGCTTGTACTACTCCAACTACTGCTGCTAATGCGTACCTACGCATATAGGTTAATGCTGACCCTGCGCCCTGTGCATCAGGCTTGGTAACAGGTACAGACATTTCTTGACTAATCCATTCGCCAGACTTATGGCTAATAATGGTTGTTAAAGACATAGACTTGTCCAATTCTGAATAAAGACCTGGAAACTGCATAACTGCCAGCCCATTCGCAGAAAGAAGGTCACGACAAGCGCCCCACACAGACTCAAGGTCAGCATACTTAGACTTAAAAAAAGGATTAGCTGAGTCTTTAACCGCATGGGACATTTTTCCTTGTACTGTAGCTAAGGCTAATGTTAGGTTAGCAATGGATTCACTTTGAAGCATGGTTGCCTCCAAAAATATCACCAAAGTCATTGAACAAATTTGTTAATACTTTGTTTTTGCGTGGTTTGCCACAAGCTGCACGAATAACATCAATATCGTCTTGTGCTAATTCTGTGCCAAATTCCATGTTGTCTAACGCTATTTCTAAGCGTTCTTCCATTTCCAACATTAATTGATTTAATTCACCCATAAAATTCCCCTTAAATGGCATAGCAAAATTGCTATATAGACACTTTAACACAGGTGTATATAAAAAGTAAACTGTTTGCAAATAAACAACATAGAAGGTAAACTTTGTGAATGGACAGACAACTTAAACTCACAGACAGCGCAATTATTGACCTTTTAGGCGGTACGGCAAAGGTAGCAAGAATGTGCAAAGTAGACCCTGCTGCCGTTTCCAACTGGCGTGTAAGAGGTATTCCTGGCGATAAATTTATGCTTTTGGGCGCAAGAATAGAAGAAGTAAGTCATGGGCTTGTAACTAGGCAAGACTTATTTCCTAAAAACTACTTTTTAATTTGGCCCGAAATGTTGCCAAAACAAAACGCTTTTATACAAATTGAAGATTGATGTATAATTAATTGTCGGGAATGGCATCTCAGACAAATCTGAATAGGTTACAACCCCAGTATTTTTAGGCGGGGTATGTGTAGTTGTAGACAATCAGCGAGAAATCCTGTTCAGAAATTGTTTGCAGTTGCCCATGCCAAGGGACATACCCCACCTAAGATTATTGGGGTTTTCTTATTCTTGACCGCCCTAAATGCTGTGGGCGTTAGAAAAATGCTAGATGGGATTGAGGGCGTTTGAAAATGAACGCAGCGAGGGTCGACACCTGCGAAATCCTTATTAACTGGGTCAAGCCAGCATAAATACCTTGCAACGGGATACATCACTTGACAATAACACCAGCTTGCTGGCGTTGGTCGTGCTATGGAGAATTTAAAATGAAATGTAAATGTGGTTTAAGTTTTATGCTTGTAGAGTGGTTACATCATAGAAAGCGTGGATGGTGCAGTTACCTATGCCGCAAAAAACATTTGTTGGAAAAACGCAACATTAGGGTTTTGGAGAATACAAAAACCTTAGAAATGTGATTATTCTGTAATTGTTGTTTAACTAAAGGGGAATTAAATGAAAGACTTTATAGGTAGTTGTTTATTAGGTGCTTTACTTGGCGGAATGTTTGCATACGGAGTACCAGCTAAAGCGCAACAAGTACAAATGACCGATGCTAAAGGTTATAACTTAGGAACTGTGCAAATCAACGGCAACACCGCACAATTTGTAAACCCAATGGGTTACACCACTCAGACTGCTACAATATATCCTAACCAAGTCGTAATCACGACACCAAACGGTTATACACAAAGCGTTGTTGGTAATACAGGCTACACAGTACCACCTAGCCCACCAACACCAAGTAGTCCGAGGGTTTTACAATGAACGCAAATGAAATAGCAGAACAACTAGAAAACATTAGTTGGCTACAAGGCGATGGTAAAGTAAAACCATTTCAACACTATGCCAACTTTGTTCGCCAGCAACAAGCTGAATTAGAAACATTAAAAGAAAAAGCAATAAAACAAAAAGAAAAAAATTACGAAATATTTAAAGATTACAACAAAACCATTGACAAATTAACTCAAGAACTAACAGATGAGGAAATAGTCAGTCTTTATGAATCATCATATTTAGAAAGTGGATTAGATGAATGGGAATTTGACCCAGTTTATTTTGCTAGAGCAATACTAAGAAAGGCACGAGGTGATGTTTGATGAATTCTGGTCTTTATATCCACGAAAAATTGCTAAAGCAACTGCAAGAAAAGCCTGGTCAAAATTGTCAGCAGAGCAACAACTTATGGCTGCAAAAGCTATTGACACACATTGCCAATACTGGAAAGCAAAAGAAACCCCAATAGAGTTCATACCACATTGCAGTTCGTGGTTGAATGGTGAAAGATGGGAAGATGAGATTGTTATTGAACCTAAGAAAGAAAAAATTGACAAACGATGGATGTTTAGCAATGAAGGAATTGAAGCTAAAGCTAGAGAACTTGGAGTCTTGGGAACTGGTTATGACTCATACGACAGTCTGAAAAGAAAATGTATGAACAAGCTAGGCATGAGTGCGCTGTAAGGCAACTTTGTATATACAGACACAAATGGGGATTAAAAAAGTTTAGGGAATACATTAGCAAATACCCAAAACTTACGCCATATTTAAACGATTTTGTAGACCAATACGCTAAAGGAAACAGGGGACAAGGGTGGAAATAGAAAAAATTATTGTGGCTGCTACAGGGTTAGGTTACCTTGTTGTGGGCCTAGCGCAATACTTTAAAGGGTCAACTAGCAATGCTTTTATTTGGCTTGGTTATGCTGCCGCCCAAGTCGGTTTATGGATGAACCTCAAATGAAAGAATTTAACCCTTATGACCTTACGGATGAATTTGAGGCGCAATACAAAAAACTTGCAGATGCGGAAGCGCAGTTGTCTGAGGTCGAGATGCTTAAACCAATTATCAAAGCTAATGAGATGCTTAAATCACAGGCAAGTAGTCTTGGGGCAAAAGAGATGGAAGCGACTGCGTCAGATGCTTTTGGCAAGGTATGTGAAGCCATTGTCTTGGCGACCAAAAATGCAAAACTTGAAAAAGGTGCTTTAGAACTTATTAAAATTAAATGGGAAACTTGGCGCACAGAACAAGCTAATAACCGACAAATTGAGAAATACACACGATGAACGACTATTCACAAAACTACTTGCGTATACAAAAACTACTAAAGTGCTACCACAATGCTACGCTTAAACAGCAATACGAAACGGCTACCAAAATAGCCCATGACTTAGCAGAAGAAACCATTAAGCTAGAGTTTGCTACTTATGACCAAGTGAGGAAAACTTGGCTAAGCTAATGCGTAATATGTTTGCCACGCACACGGACTATGGTGATTTTAAAGGTCTGATACCTGACAATCCAGCATTTTTACCTAGTAATGTAGATGGTATTGCAGAACGCAATGGTCACTTTTTAATTCTTGAATGGAAAAGATTTGGCGAAAAGATGAGTGAAGGCCAAAAGCGCCTATTACAAGCATTGGCAGCTAATTCTAAGTTTATGGTTGTTGTTATCATAGGAGATACAGATAACGGCACAAACATCCAAGAGTATTGGCAATATACACAAGACGGCAAACCTTTTAAATGCGGTATGGGGTTTGAGTCTTTTAAGGAGTGGTATAGATTATGGTACGAATTTGCTAATGGCAACCAAAAGTGAAAAGAACGCTTTTAACAAGATTGCCGAACTCGGATGTATTTTATGTTCCACCATCCTTGGGTTTGAAGGCACTCCGTCAGAACTCCATCATATCCGTAGGTATGGAGGTAAACGGTCTGCATCCCCTGTCATCCCTTTATGCCCAGAACACCATCGGGGAAATAGTGGGGTTCACGGACTGGGTCACAAAGGTTTTACAAATAAATGGGGCGTTACCGAGGAGGAGTTGTTGGAGCGAGTCAATCAAAAACTTGGAAAGGTCAATGAGTGAATGACATCATATTAGCTTTTGGCGTATTAGTTATCCTATTGCCAGCTTTGGCAGTATGGATAAGCCTACAATTCTAGCGGGTCTACAAAACCAATTTCAGACCAAATGCGGTGCGCTCTTTTGCGAAACTCTTTGTCGTGATGTGTCCAGCGAGAACTTTTATGTCTAGACATATGTATGCACTCATGCAGGAGCACTTTGAGGACTGTATCTAAAGTGCCACAACGAACCTCAGAAATAGTAATGGTATGTTCCCAATCATCATTGCCTGGGTCGTATAAATAAGTCCCCATATCCTCACCTTTATCTACAATAAAGTTAATTTCTTCTGGCAATGGCATACTTTTGTAATCGCAAAAAGGCTTCATGCAATAAATTGCACTATACAAATTGCGGATGATAGCGGATGTCAGTTTCATGCCAAATGTTTGAGTTTTGAATGAGGTATTACAGACCTTGTGTCTGTGGAATAAGCACCACAGGCTTTACATTGATATTTACAATAAGCCCCAGTAGTAGTGTACCTAAAGCCTTTACTAATTAATGCAGCTTTTCCGCAAGTAGGACAATCAAAACCATTTCTGTCCTTTTTCATTATAGTTTTATTTATTGGCTGTTTAATCCAAGGAAGTAGCCTGTTATATAACTTTTCAAGTAATACGACATCTTGAATATTGTATTCACGCATGGTGGCCCAAGCCTTCTTATCGCCATTCATACATTTAATCCATAGGGTATGACCTTCATGGTCTTTCTTTTTACCTAAACCTAAACGCTGAGAAACATAATCTAGCTTGTTACTTGGAAACCTAAACTGACTTTTAACCACTCGCAATAAGTCTATTTGTTTCATTGGTGGTGGCGGAGTCATTTTATGTAATAGAAATTCCTTGTTTAAAGTGGGCATATCAAACTTTGTGCCGTTGTAATGGCATACTGCGTCAGCATCTTCTAAAAGCCCGTGTATGCCTTCTAACATTGATTTAGGGGTACTCTGGTGTACAGAGTCAAAGTAAATGTCTTTTTCGCCAAGCCATTTAGCCGAATAACACATTGTGTATGATGATTCAAGAAGTTGGGATAAACCTACATTCTGCTGCCAGATTCCCCAGACGTGCGCCAGGTTCGGTGATGTTTCTATATCCAGCAACAGAACTTTCAAGTTATTCCCCTTATAATCACAAGTTAAAGAACACTAACATAAAATTATGGCATTTGCGAAAAAAGTTGATAAAAATCAAAAGGATGTTGTTAAAGCACTACGAGATTATGGTGCTGATGTTTTCC